GTCTTTCACGATCCGAGTAAGACGCAGATCGGGCAAAGTACCAACATACTCATAGTGCGTCACGCCGTGGTGTCCTTTCGCTCATCGATCCGGACCTTCTCACATTGACGCTGTTTGCCGAAGGGACATTATGCTCATGCCGCTAACTCCATGGTCGCCACGGTGCCGCACTTGTCGCACTTGGTCTCGATGATCAAATGCACCGCTTCCCGGCATGATACCCGAGCCAGCAGCTTCCCGCACGTCGGGCAGCGCCACTCTCGCAGCGGCCGATCCGCCGGCCGGGTGACGGCCGTCACCTTCGGCGCGTCGGGCGGCGTGGTCACGGGGTATCGTCCCCAAGCATGATCTGCTTGATAACCTCGGATGCCGGGACGATGCCCTGGAGCCACTGCCACTGCATCTCCTTCGAGAGCTTGTAAGCCCGTTTCTCAGGAACTCCCGAGTCGACCAGTGTGCGGTAGTGCCGCGCCACCGCCTTGCTCACGTCGGCAATGGTGGCGTCGCGCTGGTCACGATCCATCGTGCTGGCGAAATCGGCTATGTACTCCGGTGGCGTTTCGCTCATCACCGTTGCCTCCCCTGCTGCTCCGCGCACGCGCAATAGAGTCCCAGCCCGACAATCACGAGCCCGGCCAGCTCCCAGCCGCCACCGGCCACCGTCCTGAGCACCACCGCCAGCCAGAGCGTCAGCGTGGCGAGCGTTGCATAGATGACGCGGTTGGTCGTCACATCGCCTCCCGCGCTGGTTTACTCGGTAGTGGTAGTGTCTTAGCCCACGCCCATGCAATCGCGTCTACCGCTTGCTCCATCTCATGGTGCATCCGGTCCGAAAGCACTTCCCAGGCGGTCGATGGCAACTGGTCCTCAATGCTGTGCAGCACCTGATCGTAATCCCGAGTCAACAGGTGGATCATTTCGTGGGCAACGCCATATCGTAGGTCTTCGTCCGTGTAGGATGCTTCGTGGAAAAACAGATCGGCGCTGTAGTAGTGATTATTCCGAAAGACGCATATCTGGCCATTGCCGGCGTCGCTGGGCCAATCTTCCTTGAGATCTATTCTCCAGTGCGGTGCACCCATCAGATCGGCAAGAATGCGGACATACGACTCTAGCCACGATCGATTTTCGCTAACGTAACTCACCCGGTCCTCCTCATCGCCTCGCTGCCCGACCGCTCCCGGATGCTGTCGCCCCAGACCGTTGACCGCCGGTGCCCAATGAAGTCCCTGAGCACGAGGTCGCCCGCCTGGAACGCGTCGTAGCTCTCCTGGCTCGGGAACATGGAGCGCTGCGTCTTTTCGGTTTGACCGCTCAGCCAATCCTCGCCGGTCTGGTAACGGTAGGTACTGCCGATCGGCACCGGCGTGTCGATGCACCGGTCGTTGACGTGCCAGTCGGTGTGCGGGTCCTTCTGGACATGACCGTCCCGTGCCAGGCAGGCCAGGCAGGTCCGTGACCCCTTGGCGCAGGAACGCCGATAGCCCCGGATGAGGTGGCTCATGCGCCCGTACTGCTCGTTCAGCGACCCTCTAAAGGCCCTCATGAGTTCCGTGCGCACCAGCGCGTCCAGCCGCGCCGTCGTCGATCCCTTCTTCAACTCGCGCCGTATCTGCCGAGCGATCTCACGCGGTCCCGTGCCCTCAATCACGCCCTTGGCGAGCGCCTTCTCGATCACGGTGGCGCCGTTGTCGGCATAACTGTCCAGAACGCCCCGCAGCGGTGACGCGGGGTCGAAGGCACTGATGAGGTTCTCGACCGCCCGCGTATTGACACGGCCCCCGAATCCCACGTCGATGCCGGCGGCCTCCATCAGCTCGAACGCTTCCGCCGCCCCACCGCTCACGGACGCGACCTGCCCGGTGCGCACGATCCGCAGCCCCTCATCGGTGAAGCGTGCGAACTCGCGCTCGGCATCGGCCAGCAGCCGCCGGTAGCGCGTCTCACGCCGCAGCCAGTCCGGGTTCACGTCCTCGCCGGCCGACCGGGCATTGCTGATCCGCTGCACCATCAGCTCGAGATCGACCGTCAGCGAGTCCACGGCCCGACCGTAGGCGTCGCGCAACTGGCGGCGGATCGGCGCCTCACGCTCGTCGATGCCACGCCGGGCGTTGCGGATCGCGCGATCAATGTCAGAGGACATCAAATACCAATTGCCATATGGCCGCAAGCAACATAACAGCCGCTATCAATGCCCACAGAGAAAGAGCGAGCCTTTCGTTATTCGTCATTGCAATCCCTTCACGCTCGTCGATGCCGCGCCGGGCGTTGCGGATCGCGGTGTTGAGATCAGACACGGCCACGACGCCATTGCTCCTGACGCTCCCGTTTTCGTTTTGCTTCGTCGAGCTCGTGCCTCGCTTCCGTTATGCCTTTGTCGATTCGCACATAGAGAAAGCAGCAGGAAACGATTACCCACACAGAGATCAGGATGGTGACGATGTTGATGAAATCACTCACGCTGCACTCTCCTCTTCTTCGTTGAACCCCGCCGGTACCGCGCCGCGGTCGAACACCCGCTGCGCTTCCTTCACCGCCGCGTCCTTGAGCGCGAGAATCTCCTCAATCTGCCCCGGCTCGTAGCCCAGCATCTTGAGGTTCGACTCGAACGGGATCCCGATCATATCCCGCTGCAACGCCCGGTCAAGCTGATCCTCCTCGGACAGCGGTGCCGCGCTCTTCCAGTTGACCCGGAGCGTGCCAGACTCCACGTCCATCCCGCTCAGCCGCACCGCGTACTCCATGACCGACGACCAGACGTTACCGAATGCCCGCTGCCGGTCCTCCAGCTTGCTCAGGAACGGCCCCTCGGCGATCCGCAGGGCACGGCCGGACGGAAAGTCTCCCGTCAGCGAAAGGTAGTGAACCGGAACCTTCGTGACCCGCGACACCGCCTTGTCCCAGAACTCGGCGACGGCAAGATACTGGGCGATGTTGGCGGCGCTGAACTCCGCGATGGATGGCTGCTTGCCGTCACTGACGCCATAAAGCGTCAGGATGCGGTCGATGCCGGTCTGGAACCGCTTGATGCTCTCCTGGGTTTCGGCCTCGCTGTCGTCGACGTTGATGATGACGCGCTGCGGGAAGGCCGCGAACTCCATCGCGATCAGCATATCCATCAGCGTCTTGTTGATCGCGTCCTGGAGCGGCACGACGTTGCGGAGCTCACTGACCCCGTAAGCGTTGGTCAGGCCGTTGTTGGCGAAATGGAACACCGGCACCCGGTCGAGCACGTTGAGCGGCATCGGCCAATCTTCACCCACGATCTCGAACGGCTGGAAACCACCGGTGGATGTCGGGATGCCGGACGGCGCCTTGTTGCGCGTGACGTATTTCTCGATCCGGCCCGCGAAGTAAATGTTCAGGCGACCGCGGCCATCCTCAGCCAGCCAGTACTTGGCGGCGAGGTCGATCTCCCCGGGCACGTCCTCGTCGAAGTGGACCCGCACGTTCGCCGCCTGCTGAACCCAGACATGCACCCCCTTGCCGCCCGGATGCAGCCCGCAATAGACATGGGCATCACCCGCCCCGAACGCTTCCGTGTAGACGTGGCCCTCGTTGACATCCATCAGGTTGGCGTCCCAGATGTCCTGAGCGCGTTGGGCGATGGCGTCCGTTTTGGCGGCAAAGCCCGCCACCTGGAGCCGGTCGGCGTGGGCGTCGACAACCATCTCGCAACGGTTGTAGGCGAACTCGCGAAACAGGCGACCGAACGCGGAGACGAACTTGTCGGTCGCGAAGGCCAGCGGCTGATTGCCCGCGAGGTACTGCTGGTAGGTCTCGTAGCGCTCGTTCTGGCCGTCCCGGAACGCCTTGATGGCCCATGCCAGCGGGTCTTGAGGGACAGTCATCAGTAACTCCTGGCTTTCGCGCCACGGCTCTTCAGATCAACGTGCGCCACCATGTACCGCGTCGCGTCCATCCCGTGGTCGTATGCCTTCACTGGCTCCTCGCCCTTTTTGCGGTTGGCGGTCGTGTTCCAGACGTAGGACGTGACCTCTTCTTCGGTACAGGTCGGCAACGCCGCGTCGGCCAACGCCCGGTCACGTTCGACAAGGCTATCCCGCATCAATTGGAGTCGCGGGGTGCCGTTGACCGGACGCAACCGCTCCGCGACGGCCTGAATGCCATCCGAGACGGTCTTGTGCGCGGGCGTCGTGCGATAGCCGGTTTTGCGCTCGAACGTGGCGCGATCCTCGGCGTCGTGATCGGTCACGATCGCGCTGGGTCGCGGCTCATCCTTGCTTACCTGCATCCCCAACGCGGCATGATCCTCGACGAGCCGTTGGGTCATGTAGATTTCGCGGTACCGGACCAGGCCACCGTCCGGCACCTGCGCCCACCATTGCCAGACGAATGGATGGACGAAGCCGAAGTCGATCACCCAGTAGCGCGGCCACTCGGGGGGAATCTCGAACCGGTCGACCATGTGGATCGCCGGATCCCAGCCTTCGTAGACCTGACCCTCGGCCGCCACCCACTTGCCCAAGCGCAGCCGCTGGTAGCGAACGCCCGTGAGACCCTCGAGGCGTTCGATATAGCGTGTGCCGGCGGCCGTCCACTGCTTGGCGTGGCGGTCCCACATCGCCGGGTTGTCTTCGTGGACCGATGGCCAGAGCGCGAGTCCACCGTCCCGCTCCCGCTGCTTGATCCAGTGCGTCGGTGCGTCAGGGTTGCAGTCACCCAACACAACTGACGTGGGACGAGTGGTGTCCATGCTGGGCCGGTCGGTCCGTCCTGTCAGCTTTTCCCATTCATCGAGCGTCAGCTCCGTGCACTCGTTGGTGTAGATGATGTCGTACTCGGTTGAGAGCACCTTCGACGCACGGTCCATGCCGCCCACGACGATCCGGGATCCTGACGCGAGGTAGGTGAACTCGGAGGGGCGCAGACGATTGCCGCCGAAGTAGGTGACGCCATCGAGGACGGATTGCTTGCCGTCGAACTCGTGCAGCACCTGTTCCTGATAGGTGACGAGCGCGGACGCCTTGAGGGATTCGAGGGTCTTGCGCAGGATCAGCACCCGGACCCGCTCCGTGGCGCAGCGACGATGGATCCATTCGAGGATCGCCCTCGTCTTGCCGGTGTTGTGATGCCAGATGCCCTCGGCAAGGTAGTGCTCTTCCACTGGCACATGCAGATCGAAATATTCATCGGTGCGCTCGTACACGATGCTTGCTACCGTGTCCCACTGCGCTATATAATTGCACTTGGAGGAATCAAATGAGGGGCTATAAACATCTGACGACAGATCAGCTAGACCGGCTCCCCGGTCTGTATCGAGCCCTGCTGACCGTCGAAGCAACCGCTCAGTCTCTTGGAGCAACGCCGGCACAGGTCCGCTATAACCTGAAACGCCTCGGCATTCCACTGAACCATGAGAAGCCATCGAATCGCTGCGTGCAACACGTTGAGACGATTCGAGCGATGGCTGCACAGAGATGCTCGTTGTCTGAGATCGGCCGGGCAGTCGGCGTAAAGCATGAGACGGTGGGAGCGTTCCTGCGTCGCCACGACATTCCCCATACTCCGTGGGATCGGACGATCTCTGAGAATAATCCGGCGTGGCGCGGCGGTCGCATAAGAGATAAGGATGGATACGTTCTGCTAAAGCAGAAACAGCATCCGCATTGCGATCGACATGGCTATGTACGTGAGCATCGCCTGGTGATGGAACGTGAGTTGGGCCGTTACCTCCTGCCAACCGAAGTGGTTGACCATATCGACGGAGACCGGGCGAACAACGTCCCGTCGAATCTGAGAGTGTTCGCATCGAATCGGGAGCACCTTGAGACAACGCTGAAGGAGCGTGTGCCGAACTGGACTCCGGAAGGTGTCGAAGCGATGCGAGCAAACGGTCACCGGGTGACACGTCGCTTACAAAGGTCCACCCGAGGCCAGCTGCTACCCGATGGTTCCCAGTCACAATGAACTGAGCACCGGACACCATCGTCACCCGGTAAAGGGCTGCAATGCCCTTGCGGAATGGAATATCCGCTTGTCGTGGTCCTTTGAGCGTCAATACCATTGGCGCTCTTTTTTCGCGGTACAGGTCGATGATTGGCGTGTGTTGACCCGTTGTTGGATCG